AGGCCGAGACTCAGCGCATCACGGCCACACAAGCTGGCATGAACGAGCAGCAGATTCAGGACATCGCAATGGGTGTGGTTGCTGCGGCAATGGAATCCAACAGCCAACTGAGCGGAATTCCTGAGATGCCCGGTCAAGAGATGGATGTCGGCATGGAGCAAATGCCCCCTGAAGGAGCCATGCAATGAACGCATCGCAATTAGTAGGAACGCTGTTTTTGGCCCGAAATGTGGCCCATTCGGTGCATCTGAACACCCGCAGCTACAGCAAACATGTGGCGCTGAACACGTTTTACGACGAGGTTGTGGATGTGGCAGACAAGTTTGCCGAGGCGTATCAAGGCCGTCATGGTCTAATTGGCCCCATCGCCATCCCAGCGGCCAAGAAAACCACCAATATCATCGAGTTTTTGCAAGATCAGCTTGGTGAGATTGAAAAAGGTCGTTACGACGTCTGTGAGAAGACAGACACGCCGATCCAGAACATCATCGACGAAATCGTTGGGTTGTACCTGTCCACCCTTTACAAACTTCGCTTTTTAGCATAAGGAAGCAATCATGGCACTCTACAAACAGGGCAACGCAGACGCCCAAATCAAAATCGGCGGCGGCAAGTTGTTTGGCGTGTTCGTGTCGAGCACCAGCAGCGGCACTTTTGCCCTGTACGACAGCGCAACTGCCAGCACCAGCGACCCCAAAATCATCGCTACGGTGACTGTCGCCGATGGTACCAAATACCCAAGTTTCCCTGCTGACATTTGGTTCATCAAGGGTCTTTTCATTGACATCGCAAACACCATCGAATACACGGTTGTTTACGACTAAGATTTTCCGATGTAATATCGGGCAAACCGTACTGATCCGGTAGATCAGGGATTCAATAGAATCAAAAATGACTGATGAAGTCCAATCCTTAGCGGAAGTTGACTCCGCGCCTGCGCCAGAAGTGACGGCCACTCCTGAAGCGATTGAAAATGCGCCGGAAGTCGCTGAAAATCAACCCGAGCAAGCTGAGGAAAAGAAATATTCCCAAGCTGAAATCGACGCGATGATCGGCAAACGCCTCGCAAGAGAGCAACGTAAGTGGGAACGAGAGCAGCAGCAACGCCAAGCTGAACAGCAGGTGTTGAAAGCAGCGCCAGCAGCATCCGCTGACCAGTTTGAAAGCCCTGAAGCCTATGCGGAAGCATTGGCCCTCCAGAAAGCTGAAGAACTGATCGCCAAGCGTGAAGCCGCCAAGCAGCAATCCGCTGTGCTCGAGAGCTATCAAGAACGTGAGGAAGCGGCGCGGGACAAATATGACGACTTCGAGCAAGTTGCATACAACCCCAAGCTACCAATCACCGATGTGATGGCTGAAACGATCCAGTCTTCGGACATTGGCCCCGAGTTAGCTTACTACCTTGGCTCCAATCCCAAAGACGCAGAACGTATCTCACGCATGTCGCCACTCGCACAGGCGAAAGAAATCGGGAAGATTGAGGCCAAATTGGCGTCTGATCCTCCTGTAAAACGAACCACGTCAGCGCCTGCGCCGATTTCACCTGTCACCGCACGCTCCTCTGGAGCACCGGCCTATGACACTACGGACCCACGGTCTATCAAGACCATGACGGACTCGCAGTGGATTGAAGCCGAACGTGCCCGACAGATCAAGAAGCTGCAAGCGCAGGCAATCCGCTAATTTTTGAAAAAAGGAATTGAAATGGCAAACAGTATTCTGACCATTGACATGATCACCCGCAAATCGTTGGAGATTTTGGAAAATAACCTGGTGCTCACTCGCAACGTGAACCGCCAGTACGACGACAGCTTCGCTGTTGAAGGTGCCAAGATCGGCTCCACCCTGCGTATCCGTCTACCCGACCGCGCTCTGGTGACCGACGGTGCCGCCCTGCAAGTTCAGGACGACAACGAACAGTTCACCACTCTGACTGTTTCCAGCCAGAAGCACATCGGCGTGAACTTCACATCTGCTGAATTGACCATGCAATTGGACGACTTCGCAGAGCGTGTGTTGAAGCCTCGTATCAGCCAGTTGGCCTCCAGCGTTGACGCTGACGTTGCCAACGCATACAAGTACATCGGTAACTCCGTTGGTACTCCCGGCTCTACTCCTTCGACTTCTTTGGTGCTGTTGCAAGCCCAGCAGAAGCTGAACGAAAACGCTGCCGTGATGTCCCCACGTTACGCTACCGTCAACCCTGCCGCTAACGCTGGTTTGGTTGAAGGCATGAAGGGCTTGTTCAACCCCACCGACACTATCAGCAAGCAGTTCAAGAACGGCATGATGGGTACTGGCGTGTTGGGTTTTGACGAGATCAACATGTCTCAGTCGATCAAGCAGTTCACCACCGGTTCGCGTACAGCCACTGGCGGTACCTTGTCGGCTGCTGTGACCTCCGAAGGTGCAACCACTATCGCCATCACCGGCGCTGGTGCAAACGCAACCGTTAAGCAAGGTGACGTGTTCACCGTGGCCGACTGCTATGCAGTGAACCCACAGACTCGTGAGTCTACTGGTTCGTTGTTCCAGTTCGTGGCTGCTGCTGACGTGACTTTGAACGGTTCCGGCGCTGGTAGCATCACCGTGTCCCCAATGTACTCGGCCAGCAACGCTTTGGCTACCGTGGACAGCTTGCCTGCCTCCGGTAAGGCCGTCGTGTTCTACGGTGCTGCTTCTAGCCAGTACGCTCAGAACTTGGTGTACCACAAGGATGCCATCACTTTCGCAACTGCTGACTTGCTGTTGCCACAAGGTGTGGACATGGCTGCTCGTGCCGTTCACAACGGTATCAGCTTGCGCGTTGTTCGTCAGTACGACATCAACAACGACCGCTTGCCTTGCCGTGTTGACGTTCTGTACGGCTACAGCACGATCCGTCCTCAAATGGGCGTTCGCCTCTGGGGCTAATCTGAAACGGGGGCTTCGGCCCCCTTTCGTGTATCTTAATCTTGAAAGGAAATTATCATGGCTCTCCCTAATGGTGCAGGTGGTTATCAAGTTGGCGACGGTAACGTCGGCGAAGCTCAACTGTTCGTGCAAGGTGCTCCTACTGCCGTGGCTGCCGCTGCGACAATGACAAGCGCCGAGTTGGCAAACGGTCTGTTTGTGTTCAACGGCACTGCCGGTAACTTGACTTTGCCCACCGTGGCACTCGTCGAGTCTGACATCAGCAGCGCATCCAAAGTGAACGCAGCATTTGACTTCATCGTCATCAACGCCGACGCTTCTGGCTCTGACGCTGTGACCTTGGCTGCTGGTACTGGCTGGACTTTGGTTGGCACTGCCGCCGTGTCTGCTGGCACCTCTGCCCAGTTCCGCGCCCGTAAAACCGGCGACGGTGCTTGGACTGCATACCGCATTGCCTAAACCTGAAAGCCCCTTCGGGGGCTTTTTAACTAAGGATTTATCATGGCAAATACCAAACCGATTGGCGTTGCATATACTGACCAAGACATCGTTGGTGCAGACAATATTTTGTCTAGCGGCTCTTTGGGCTACACCGCAGATGCTCAAGGCACAGTGACGCAAGCTACCAGCAAGTCCACAGCGGTAACGCTGAACAAGTCTGCTGGTCAAATCACAATGAACAACGCAGCTTTGGCAAGTGTGACCAACGTGACCTTCACGTTGAACAACTCGCTCATTTCTGTCAATGACATTGTGATCTTGAACGTAGCAGCGGGTGCCACTGCTGGTGCTTACAACTGCTGGGTTTCTGGCTTGAGCGCTGGCTCTGTCAGCATCACCCTTCGCAACATTTCTGGCGGCTCGCTGTCGGAAGCTGTTGTGATCAACTATTCGTTGATTCACAATGTGTAAACCAAACGGGGACTTCGGTCCCCGTTTTTAAAAGAACCACATGGCTGTCATCTATCTCACACACCCCGACCACGGCGCAAAAGTTGCCACAATGGAACTTGAAGCCGAGGCTGATGAACAAAACGGCTGGACTCGTTATAATCCAGACACGCCTTCGGTTCCCGAAGCAGCGGCCAACACACTTGTTGTAAAGCGCAGAACCACGCGCAAAGTTGAAGCTGAACCTGAAGGAGTCTGAGCATGGCTACGTACACCGCTGGCGACCAAATCAACCGAGCATTCCGATTGCTTGGCATTCTTGCCGAAGGTGAAACGCCGTCTGCTGCAATGTCCCAAGACGCTCTGATGGCGTTAAACCAACTAATAGAAAGTTGGAACATCGAGCGTCTTTCTGTTTTCTGCACTCAAGACCAAGTGTTCACTTGGCCCTCCGGCCTTATCAGCCGCACCCTCGGCCCGTCTGGTGACTTCGTGGGTAACCGCCCCGTTTTGTTTGATGACTCGACATACTTCAAGGCGCCCAACGGCGTGTCGTATGGCGTTAAATTCATCAACCAGCAGCAATACAACGGCATTGCCGTCAAGACTGTCACATCCACATATCCGCAGGTGATCTTCGTCAACATGACGTACCCTGACGCTGAGATGTTCATCTACCCTCGTCCCACACAGGACTTGGAGTGGCACTTTGTGTCGGTTCAGGAATTGGACCAGCCTGCTGAGTTGGTCACTGAGTTGCATTTCCCGCCGGGTTATCTGCGTGCGTTCACCTACAACTTGGCGATGGAAATTGCCCCCGAGTTTGGCGTAGAGCCAAGCCAGCAGGTGCAACGCATCGCCATGACCAGCAAGCGCAACTTGAAGCGCATCAACAACCCTGACGATGTGATGGCACTGCCTTACGCAATCGTGGCAACTCGCCAGCGTTTCAACATATATTCGTCGAATTATTGAGTGTTGTTGTACTTGCTATGTTTTCCGGAAATAAACCCTTTCACACCTTTGACCGCCCTCAAAAGCCCTTTGGCTTTGTAGGCATCAATGGCGTGCTGGATGTTTTGCCGATGCGTAGTAATTTCCAAGTTATCAAGTTGATTGTTGGTGCGGTCAAGGTCTTTGTGGTTAATTTCCAAACGACTTTCAATACGACCGTTAAATGCTTCCCACACCATGCGATGCACCCGTTTTCGGGCGTATTTGCCTTGGCAAACAAGATCAACTTGCAAATAATGTTTGGTGTCTTGGCGGGGTTTCAGCGGTCGAAAACTTGCATTACCAGCCCAAGTTTTACCCAGCTTGATAGAATGCGCTGTGGGTATACTGGTGCCCAAAAACTCAGCAACTTGTTTAAGGGTGGCACCGTGCTCAAACATTCGCTTGGCTTCAGGAATTTTGGCGGCGTCAAGGGTCTTGCTTCTGGCGACACGACGCACGTTTCCAAGGTTGCTTACCTCGTACAACTGTTCAAAATCCAAAACTGGTTTCCATGTTTCCATAGTCTGACTCCGTTTAACATGAATAGGAGTATAGCATAATGGACTCCCCTATCCTCGGCTCCAGCTATGTGGCCCGTAGCGTCAACGCTGCGGACAACCGCATGGTCAATTTGTACCCCGAGATTGTTCCCGAGGGTGGCAAAACCGCTGCATTCCTTTCCCGCTGCCCCGGCCTGCGCCGTCTGGTTGAGGTAGGCGCTGGCCCTATCCGTGGGCTGTGGGCGCTCAAAGACTACCTGTACGTGGTGTCCGGCGATACGTTCTATCGTTTGAACTTGTACGGCACCAGCACACGCTGGCGCATCGTTGCCAAAGGCACTGTGACCGGCACAGGCCCAGTGTCGATTGCTGATAACGGCACGCAGATTTTCATCGCCTGCAACCCGGACGGTTTTATCTATAACAGCGTCACCGACGTGTTTGCTGAAATCACGGACCCTGACTTCCCCGGCGCTGTCAAGGTGGGCTATCTGGACGGCTACTTCGTGTTCAACGAGCCAAACAGTTCCCGTGTTTGGGTGACCGCGCTCCTTGATGGTTTGTCTGTTGACCCGTTGGACTTTGCCAGCGCCGAGGGTGACCCTGACGGCTTGGTGTCGTTGATCGTGGACCACCGTGAAGCGTGGCTGTTTGGCTCTAACTCGGTTGAGGTCTGGTATGACGCAGGTCTGCCCGACTTCCCGTTGCAGCGCATCCAAGGCGCTTTTAACGAGATTGGCTGCGCGGCTGCATACTCGGTCGCCAAACTCGACAACGGCCTGTTTTGGCTGGGTGCTGACGCCCGTGGGCGGGGTATTGTCTACCGGGCCAACGGCTACACCGGCCAGCGCATCTCCACCCACGCCATCGAGTGGCAGATTCAGCAGTACGGCGACATCTCAGACGCTATCGGGTACACCTACCAGCAAGACGGCCACGCCTTCTATGTGCTAATTTTCCCGACTGCTCAGACCACATGGGTCTACGATGTGGCAACACAGGCTTGGCACGAGCGTGCTGGTTGGGACAACGGTAACTTTGTGCGCCACCGCTCAAACTGCCAAGTTGTCTACAACAACCAAGTCATCGTGGGTGATTTTGAAAACGGCAACATTTACGCCTTTGATTTGGAAGAATACGCCGACAACGGCGATGTTCAAAAGTGGCTGCGCTCGTGGCGAGCACTGCCCACGGGCACCAACAACCTCAAGCGCACAGCACAGCACAGCCTCCAGATTGACTGCGAGACTGGCGTGGGCACCAACACAGGTCAAGGCAGCGACCCCAAGATGATGCTGCGCTGGTCGGATGACGGCGGTCACACATGGTCCAACGAAAACTGGATGTCAATGGGTAAGATCGGTGAATACTATCGCCGTGCCATCTACCGTCGGCTTGGGATGACACTGAAGCTGCGCGACCGTGTTTACGAGGTTTCGGGCACAGACCCCGTGAAAATCGCTATCATGGGTGCTCAACTCATTGTGACCCCGACCAATGCCTGAACAACTCAATATAACCAACATCCCGTCTAACCGGGTCGATTTTATCGACCCGCGCACGGGCTTGGTTTCCCGCGAGTGGTATCGGTTCTTTCTGAACCTGTTTAACTTGGCAGGTGGCGGTGGCAACCAGACCTCGCTGGACGATTTGCAAGTTGGACCCCCTGCCGGTAGTGGGGGCGACGGTGGTGGCGGTGGTGGCACCGGCACAGTGACCTCTGTGGACATGACAGTGCCCACCGGGTTGGCAGTGTCGGGCAACCCGATCACCACGGCAGGCACCCTTGCTGTCACCTACGCCTCGGGGTACTCTATCCCCACGACCAGCAAACAAAATCAATGGGACACCGCTTATGCAGATCGGCTAAAGTGGGACGGCGGGGCGACTGACTTGGTGGCGGCAACTGGCCGCACATCGCTTGGGGCTACAACTGTCGGCGGCAATTTCTTCACGCTGGCCAACCCCAGCGCAATCACGTTTGTCCAGATCAACGCTGACAACACCATCACCACGATGGATGCGCCCACGTTCCGCACTGCCATCGGTGCAGGCACTGGCGGCGGCTCGGTCACATCGGTTTCAGGCACTGGCACGGTTAGCGGGTTAACCCTAACAGGCACTGTGACCACCTCGGGCAGTCTGACGCTGGGTGGCACTTTGGCCGTCACCCCTTCAAACTTTGCGTCCCAGACTGCCAACACATTCTTGGCTGCGCCTAACGGTTCGGCAGGCACGCCCACATTCCGTAGCATCGTGGCCGCAGATGTGCCAGCTTTGAGCTACGTCAGCTCGGTCGGCGTTACTGCCCCACTCGCCACCACGGGAGGGTTAACCCCTACTCTCAGTATGCCGGTTGCCACATCGAGTGCCAACGGCTATTTGTCCAGCACCGACTGGTCCACGTTCAACAGCAAGCAGCCTGCCGGGTCGTACTTGACCTCCGTGGCCGTAACATCGGCCAACGGGTTTGCTGGCACTTCAAGTGGTGGCACGACCCCCTCGTTAACCCTTACGACCACCCTGACCGGTCTGCTCAAGGGCAACGGCACGGCGATGTCTGCGGCCACCGCTGGCACTGATTACTCGGCTGGCACCAGCGCCCTGACAACCGGTATTCTGAAGTCCACCACGGGCACTGGCGCGTTGACGATTGCAGTCGCCGCTGACTTCCCCACTCTGAACCAGAACACCACAGGCACCGCAGCCAACGTGACTGGCACTGTGGCGATTGCCAACGGCGGCACTGGGCAAACCACTCAAACGGCAGCGTTTGACGCCTTGTCGCCCCTGACCACCAAGGGTGATTTGCTTGTTGATAACGGCACCAACAACGTCCGGTTGGCTGTTGGCACAAACACTCAAGTCCTGACGGCAGACTCGACTGCGGCGGCTGGTGTTAAATGGGCGACCCCCGTAAGCAGCAACATCACAGCGCAGGGTTTGTGGGAAAATAACGCCACCATCTCGTCCAACTACACGATCACGACTGGCAATAACGCTTTGTCGGCTGGCCCGGTATCTATAGCGTCAGGTGTCACCGTTACGGTACCTTCTGGCTCGTCGTGGGTTGTCGTTTAAGGAATCACATGACCGTCACAGCAAAGAATCTTGTACCCGCCAAGCTGGTCGAAAACACGCAAACCACGCAGTACATCGTGGGCAGCAACGTCACGGCCACCATCATTGACAAGTTCACTGCCACCAATATCAGTGGCAGCACGGCCACAATCAGTGTAAACTTGGTCACAGGCTCGGACACCCCCGGCAACCAAAACTTGATTACCAAAACCAAGTCACTGGCGGCATCCGAGGTGTACACATTCCCCGAGTTGGTGGGTCAGATCATGCCAAGCACATCGTTTATCTCGACCATTGCCAGCGCGGCAAGCGCGATCAACATGCGCGTTTCTGGGCGCGAGGTGACCTGATGCAAGTGGCTTACGGCAAAGGGTTTGAAGTCGCCGAACCAAAAGACCTTCGGGTGAATGTTGAGGCGCTTCAAGCCGAGATGTCGAAACACGCGCAATACGAACCGCCGACAGAACATGTTTTTCACGGCGGTATGTATTGCCGTCAAGTGTGGCGCCCTAAAGGGTGCCTTATTGTTGGCAAAGTCCACAAAAAAGAACATTTCTACATGATCGTGTCCGGCACGGTTACTTTGACCACGGACAACGGGGTGCAGACTATTACCGGCCCAATGTTGCTGTGCAGCAAACCCGGTACCAAACGAGCCGTGTACGCTGAAACAGACGCGCTGTGCATGACATTTCACAGAGTTGATTCGTCTACCGTAGAGGAAGTAGAATCGGAATTAGTTGAAGATGATCCTACTTCCATG